AGGAAAACAAATCCGTTGTTATAGTATTCGTCCTGTATATTACGAACAGTGTTATCAAGTATGTAATTTCTAAACTGATCCGCTAGAGCAGTATCAACACCTAGACAGAATAGCTTCTCAGTAAAGAACTCAACAAGGTCTTCTGATACATCGCACTCTTCGTAAAACTCTTCAAACTCCCAAGGTGGTAAGTGAAAGTTTCTTCCTCTATGGTTGAAAACAAATCTTGAGTCATCTACTTGGAAGTTTATCCCTTGATATATGAAGTTACTGGGGAACTTATGTGCGGCTTCCAATAATATATGATCAACAACGAAGCGTACACTATCATCAACATTGGATGGGTTGTACTCTCCGTTACAGAACTCGTTTGCTAAATCCTGCGTCCAAGTTTCTTCTGAAGCTAATAAAGGAGATTCGGTTTTCAGCATGAAGTATATCAAGTTAGGGATATACGACTCATGATATTCTTTGAATGCAGTGCTGAAATCAATAGGGCTTGATGGAAGTATTACCTTAACTAGATCAATGATACCTTGTCTAGTTCCTTTCTTCTGTAGAATACCTCTGGCTTCTCTAAGCTGTCTTCTCCAAGAATCAACATTGATTGTATAGAACTTCCAACCAATAGTATCTGCTAGGTAAGGCAATAATCTATCAGGACATTTCTCTATTGAATTTAGAGTGCCTATTGATAATGCCCCATTGTCCAAATCTCCTATAAGGAAGCCCGCAGCTTTTAGGAACTTTTGGAAAGGACCCTCTGTAAAAGTTCTAGAAGGTATTTGCTTATCAACAAAGAAATTTATAAGGTAATCCTTTACGAAGGTATCATCCTGTTCCTCTGGAGATATTCCGTACAGGATGGAGTTCCATACATATTGTTTCTCTAGTGACTGAGTTCCGCTTAGATAGGTATCGGTTTGATCTATTGCGAAATCGCCTTCAGGAGAGAATATAGGGTAGAATATAGATTTGTCTGCGTTCGCTATATTCGATGGCTGATTGTTAAACTCAATGGCCTTGAGAACATTAACAGCGTCGAGTATAGTTATAGGAGTATTTTCTATATAAATCTTTCTAGTAAATATCTTGGCTACTTCTTCTCGTATACTATCCCATAGTGAAGAGAACCTGTAGTTCATTAATTGAAACAGGCCGAGAGAGTTTATAAGATACCTAAGAGTGCTTTTGTAATCAGAACCGAACTTGAAGTTTGTAAGGATATGTAAGTCCGTGAAAACTCCTTTAGCTGCCGCAGGTGCTGTGAAGTACGAACCTTCTCCGTTAGAAAGCTGTGGGTATAAAGTGTCTTTGAAGAAGGTGTAGAACTCACCGGAAGTAGTGTAGTCGTTTATATCATAACCTAAAGGATCTAGAATCTCAAGGATAAATTCATCAGGTTCGATGTATGTTAGTTTATTCTGTGGTATAAAATACTTGACCAGCCCTTCTGCATACCCTGACTCCTCTGCTACAGTTGGGAATGCAACCTGATCTCTGTAATCGTCAGTGTTCCAAGGACCTAACTCAAAATAGTTGTCTTCAAAATCTTCAATAAGTGGTCGTATAGATCTGTTTAAGTATGCAAATTTAGTTATGAGAGAAGTATCTGCCCTTAGAATATCGTAGGACAGGTCTGAGGATATGTTAGCTAACTCAAGATCCTTCTCCTGATAGATCTCAGGAAGAATGGTCTTGAGAACTTCTACATAGTTTCTTCTGCTATACTTTCTAGACATAATTCATTGTTAGTAAGAAGTTGTTCAATTGAAGTATTTCATTGAACTCTAGTTGAACAGGGTCCTTGTAGTTCGTAACTTCTGCTATCCTAACCTCATCAACTTCAGTGAAGATTTCTCTCGCCACATCATCAGGATAAAACGCTTCGCCAAACTCTCTATTGTCTACATTAAAGTAGTCGTTTATCGCCCTAGATATTTTGGATTTTATGTGAGTTTCGTTTGGTTGATATTTTCTATCAAGAGTTATTCTTATATTCAAGTCCAAGGTACGGATAAGTCCATCAACTATAACCACATCATCAGTAATCATCTTCTTAGATTGCATGGCTTCTAGCATAGCTGTCTTAAAGGATAAGGATGCCTTCTGAAGCTGTAGGTTAGTTGCCTTCTGAAGAAGATAGATATCAATGATGTTAGCTGAACTGAATGCTTTTCTAGTAGCAGCTATTCCCTTGCCTGCGTTTCCTAAAGTATCTCTATAGGTGTTGGCAAAGGTAGAGTAATCATCTAAGGATACAAGGCGGTCTTGTTGTCTGAAAACCATCTTCGAGTACCTCTTAACATGGTCTATCGTTTCTGGGTCAGTGCCTCCAGTAAAGGGTCTTATGTTAGACATGGTTGCAGTAACTTCATCAGATCCAACTAAACCCCTTACAGAACTATTGATTAAGTTGGTAACTCCGTTTCCTCTAACTCCACCACCAGACCTATAAGATATGAAATAGGAAGAACCTGAATCTGGTATAGACCCTGTAACACCGTCCCCGAATTGAACAGTGGCGTTGAAACTATCATCGTATACAATTTGGAATACTTTAGAATCAGAAGAGGATGTGCTTAATAAAGATTCAACCTCAGTGTACACCCCTTGATTGTCTCCACCTTCTACTAAAACCTGAACGCTCCCTTCTATGACTGGGCCGTTCTGTAAAGTTACCTCTCTAAGGGTGTCTACATCTGTGAAGGTCCCTGTATCTTGAGCGAAGGATCCTTCTACTAGAACTGCATTTTCCCATAAGGATGCGGGCGTTGAGTTGGCGGAAAAGTCCAGAGCTTGCTTTGGCTCGAACTCAATAGAGCCGTCTGCTGTGGGCTCCGTTATTTTACCATTCTTAGTGCTATACAAAGTATAGTTTACAGAAGCACCGTCTAATGGAGATGATATGGTAAACGATCTATTCTCAGCAGGTATTACTAGAAGCTGGTTATCGGATACAGTCGAGTCATCTAATTGTATTCTAGCTGTAGCCGCTGCTGCACTTGGGCCTTTGAACCTGACACCGATTATCTCTAAAAGCTTTCTTATGTTGCTTGGGCTCTTTGCAGTTTTTAAAAACATCTCATGAGCTATCATGTCTGTCTTCATTGATATAACAGAGGCCATGTAGGATATAAGCTCGATCATCATTAACCCTAGATCCGACTCTGCGAATAAGTTATAGTCCTTTGGGTAAACTGCCTTCACATAGTTAAGAAGGGATGTTCTTAAACTTACGAAATCATTAGCCGTGTAATCTATCAAAGCCGCTTTCTGATCTTCTCTAAACACAGTATACTTTGTGTAATCAGAAGTAGCTTTTGTAAATGGGAAATCTGTCATATCGTGAACTCCAAGGGTATAACCTCATTATTCTTTTTATCAACTACAGTTATCGCTATCTTCAAACTCTGTCCGCTGTTATCATCAGGTAACTGCAAAACCTTCAGATCTAGCAACTCAGCATTTGGAATGTATAATCTAAACTGTGCTGTTATTTCTCTCTTTAATTTATCTATCAGTGCATCGTCCAATTGCTCAAATAAATACATCCTTAGATTTAATCCAAAGTCGGGTATCATAACTCTCTCGCCTGGAGAGGTGAAAAATAACTGAGTTATCTGTCCTTTTATCAGGTTATTACCACCTGATTTAGAGAACAACCTTTCGTTAGCTCCAACGGGGAAAGAGAAGCCGTGTCTCGTATTTTCCTTCGTATCAATCAGGTCCTGCTTGGCCTTCTTAGAAATGTCCTGAGCATACTGCTTGGTCCCTGAAATGGTTCCAGTTATTGTTCTTTTTACAACCCTTTCTATATTATCAATTAGCCCTGATTTAGTGGCGTAACCTCTAGGGGTCCATCTAGTTGCTAGTCGAGGCCAGTATACGGGCTCGTCTGTTTCAAATGGAGTATCCCTCATTTCTCTCATGAAAGAGTGGACTAGAACACCTGCACTTAGATCAATAAGGTCCTGGGTTGTCCTATCCGTACCGTTCCATGTTGATACCGCAGGTCCTACACTTGCATGTACTTTGTTCTGCCACCCTGTAATATCTTTTTCAGGTTGATCTGTTTTTGGAACAAATCCGTTAGGAGTACCGTCAGGGTATGTCGTAGATATATTGTTACCTTCAGGCCATACGGTAGAGTCGTCTACTAGTGTTGATATCCATAAACAGATTCCATAGTCGTCCTTAAATACACCATATTTGGTATTACCATCAATGTTAGAGGATCTCCATTTCCAGAACTTAACCTCAGTCCCATTGTAATCTATAGTATAAACAGGGACAGAGTTACCGTCTTCATCAGTGCCAGGGGTTCCATCAAAACCTACTCCTTCGTATTTAAAATTATTTCTAAAAGTAACCGCATGTTGAATTTCTTTATTACGGTTTCTCCAGGAAATCTCATGGCACTCAAAGTTTCTTGGAGCATCAGACCCCTCCATAAAATCAATGTGCATGGAGTGTCTTATATATCTTCTAAGAGGTTCTAACGCAAAAGGTCCTCCGCCTTTTAGATCGTGGAAAGCTATTATAAGATCTCCATAATTACTAGCGGTTTCATCTGCTCCTAGAACCTTTAGAATATGTCCTGTTACTGGGTCCTTCTTTTTAACATCACTTAACTGATCGTAAAAGAACCCTGGTTCATGTCCTGGGTCTGCGATTGGTCCGCCCATGATCCATTGGGTAGGTTCTCCGTCAATATCAGTTACTGTTCTTGATGAGTTTAAAGCGTAGTCATCTGTTTCAAAACCTTTTATATCGAAACCGTTTGAGTCGGGAGCAAGGTTCTCATCAATATGTCTATAGTGCTCAACTCTTCTAAGAGAAGTGTTTGGATCTAGTAGATCAGATCTATACACCCTAGTATCTCTTTCGTGGTCTAAGCTTATTTGAAATGATGCATATTGTGGGGCAGCGTCTGCCTCATCCTGATAGGTGAAGGTGATTGTCTTTGAGGTTTGCCCCGCTAATATCTTCTGAGTTCCGCTCTCAGGATATACCATGTACGGCTCTAGATCTCCAGTCACTTTGTAGTACAAAGTAACATCCTCTATAGGAGTATATGAAAGAGTGAAAGTGGCCTTGATCTGATCTCCGTGATCCTCTATTCGAGTGCCGTCAAGCTCCATGGAGATGACAGGAGGTTCATTATTTGCATCAGGGCATAGGAGAACTACTACCTGATCTCCTCCACCTCTTATAAAGATGTTAGCAGGAAGTATACCCCCTGGGAAGTTGGCGCTTGGAAGCCCTGGATCTAATACAAAAGTATCACTTCCTTCAGGATCAGCTACAGGATTAACTAATCTAATATCTATTCTTTTCTCTTTGAACCAACCTGCCTTAGGGAGGAGTTGTATATTTATATTTTGCTCTATATTGTCTCTACTGAATTGTAGAGTTTTAGGAGTGGTGGATATAAAATCAACTCCTTCTATAGCATCTCCTACATTCTCCCATTGAACGGTATGAACTAAACCTTCTGTGGGGTTATTGTCCTTTGTAATATATGCCCCAGGAACCCCTCCTATAACATCCCTCAAAGTAACCAGTATATTAAAGGTTTCTCCAGGGTGGGCGTGCCTTCTGAAGTGGGGTTTTACATCATCTTCTCTTGGGAAGGTGGTTGTGTTTGGATTTATGGTTGCAAGATATCCGTCCTCACCCAATATTGTAAATGGTGAGTACCTACTGACGCCGCTAAGGAATCCTACTGATAGATCTAACATAACCTCTCCTAGTTACTATTTACCCTAGATCTATATTTCCGAAGAAACTTCTATGGGCGGTGTAGTTTTTGGTCACTTCAGCATCCGTCAGAGGGGTAGAGTATATCTTTAAGCTTCCTATATGGCCTCCAAACCCGCTGTAGATCCCGCCAGTTCCTCCCATAAAACCACCTCTAAAGGACTGCGGTATTGGTTGATTTGAGTTGTTGATTTGATAAGATGTAGGTAGTCCGTCTGTCCAACCACCTCCAACTATCCATGGTGTAAAGAATTCATCGTTCTTTGGACCTAGGACATACCTTGCGTTTACAGTAGGACCGTACTCGAAACTGTTAGCTGTAGGAGAAGAAGCTTTGAATGTAGGAACCTTTATAGATTGCCCAGGTTCAGTTCCAAATATATCTGATATTTTGAACTCTGCCGCTGTCTTCTGCTCCCCGTTAACAAGTCCAGAAGTTAGCTTAGAACCGTTTAAATAAACCTTGATAATATCATTTGAATAATCAAATGATACATTCAGATGAATAAACTTACTATTCACAGAGAACAAGCTCTCCCCTGCTTCGTTGGGAACGGTTAGATTTATGGCTAGACCTCGGAAGAAGGCGTCCTCAGGATTGCAGTCATCTGCTTTTATGAAGTTACATCCTTCCTTGGAGTAGGACTGAGTTGGGGCTAAGAATAGACATGTCTTCTCAGGATCATTCACCGTGTCCGCTGGAGCTATACCTGTTTGATCCCCGTTAAAGGCATCTGGTGTGTACGCTTTTCCGTTAGGAACTGTGAATATAGGATCTCTTGTGAACCCCATGACCATACCTCTAACATACTTTGTAGAAAAGTTATTAACTAGGTTAACTGCATCTAATAAAGGAGCGTCGTTAGATCCAGTATTTTCGTTAGCCAGGATGAGTCGGTAGTAGTTTGAATCCAGCCAGGAACTATCCTCGGAGTTCAATTTTATGACACCTTTCGCGTCGGTCCCTACTCCTGCTATTTCCCAAGGGTTATTCCCAACTGTAAGGTTAGGGGCATAAAGCCACATATCAAAACTTGCTCCGCTTGTGTTGTAGAACAAGTCCTGCATCTTCTTGGACCCTGGAAGTTTCATATAGCTTCCTACCTCGGTAGAAGGTGCAGCATAGCTTAGTACATCAATTTTTTGATTCTCTACAAAGTTTACGATCCCTGTGAATCTAGGAAGACCTAGGCCTTTTGGGAAAACTTTATCTGCACTAGGACCAACTATTTGAGCATTCTGCTTAGGATCCCCTGTGCAATTTGTAACAAGGTACTTATCAGATCCATTGGACACTACTTCATTGTCTAAGAAGTTGTAGGATGCTATCAGACCACTCACATGGATAGGGTCTGTTAGCGTTAACACAGGAGCGGGTCCAGGCGTCTCTCCAGCGTCTTCAGTTCCTACCTGACCCGTATCAGCTAGACCTCCTGTAATGTCAGGAGAGACCGTTAGAGGCGCTAGAATCAAGCTGTTCCTAGAGGACTCGTTAGCCACAAACACTGGCTTTAGAGGTAGTACGACTCCACTAACATCACCTTGGTCCAGAACCAGCTTTCTCTGTTTTTCCAAAGCAACTGAAAGGTTAACTTTGCTAAGATAACCAAAGTCGTTAACTGGGATGTACCCTGGAGCAAACATTCCTGATAATCCGAACAGGTCTGGAGCTTTAACAGCAAGCTCAATCTGCTTCTTTCTTTTCCTAATCTTGATGTCGTAAAGTTCAATCTCGCTATAAATTTGCTGTTGAATGTTAACAGCCATAGCAGAATTACTTCCAAAGTCCTTAATAATTTTGGACTTAGTATTCTCTAATCTTCCTATTGTAAGGTTCTTATGACCGTTCAATGTTTGGATAAGGTGATCTGCTTCGTAATACTCTTTCAAGATCAAGCTATCATCTATCTTCTCAATATCTAGAAGGGTATCCATGTAGTCGTTTATGTCTTTCATGGATATCGCTGTTCCTTTTCCTCCGAGGTTGGGAGCGTGGTCTAGCTTCCACCGTTCAGCGTCTGGTACGAACTTAAGGTCTTCGGTGCTAGGGGATGTGGTGCCGTCGTCATAAGTTCTGTTTTGAGAGTCGTAGTAAAGACCGTCAACAGATAGAAGGAAGGTTCCTTTAGAACTTCTTGGAGGTCCGTAGGTTAGACGGAAGATCTCATCCTCTGTCTCCAAGACATCCTCTGTTATACCCGCGATAATGTCATTAGGATCAAGTGAAATACCCTGCTCTCTTTCTCTAATGACGGTATTAATGTTGTTTAGAAGCTCTTGGGTTTTAGTTAGATAGTCGTTTATAGAATCTATTTGAGCATCGTAAACATTTTTAAGAGCCGCGTCTGGTGTAATAGGAGCGTTGGGATTTCCTTGCTCCGCTATTACAGAATCTTCAAGCTGATCTAAACAAGCTTGGATTTGATCCAGTTCACTTTTTAAAAGATTGTAGTACGAACCTAAAGTGTCTATAAAACCTTTTACAAAGTTATAAGCACCTAGAGCTTCTGTAATAAATCCTGCTACGCCACCGAACCCTGGGCTTAAGTCGTAAAACTTTAGACCGTCAACTTCATCTTCCTTTAAACCTAGCCACTCTAAAATCTCAGCTTTTAATTGAGCTATTTTAGATAGTGCCAAAGCCGAACCTTGATTAGCCCTCAAGGTAAGGAAGGCGAGCATATTTCCAGGCAGTAATCGGAGTGCATCCAGACCTAGCTCTAGAACACAAGTCGGCATTCCAAAGGTAGGGATAGAAGCATCATCTCCTACAGGAAAGGTTTCTCCAAAGAACTCATTAGGGTTGTATGCCATTAGTTACCTCCCCCTGCTCCTTGGACAGCAACAGCTTGAGCGTTTACATTTGGAATCACTGGTTGAATCACAGGTGGTGTTGGTGGGTTCAGAGCAATCGCTGGTGCGTGCATGGTTATGGCCGTAGTTGATTTCATAGCTATTGGTCCTACAGAGTTAATATCTAAACCTCGAACACCAGCTATTATTTGAACTATTCCAGCACTATTAAGCTGTATACATGCAGTAGGAGCCGCAAGTGGATTTGGCGTTTCTACAGTAGTTATACCTGCTCTAAGGAATATTCCTGTGGTAACGGGGTTTGATAGAGGAGAACCTCCATATGTAGTTAGGTTTATAGTGTTGTGCCACGATTCTATATCAATGTCACCATTCTTTATATCAGGAACCTTGGCTCCAAATAGAGGGCTGAATGGAGCGAAGGTAGCGTAGTTTGTTATCTTAATCTCTCTAGCTAAGGACTGCGCTTTTATCTTTACAGTGCCTCGTTGTGTGTTGAGTGTATTGTTATACTCTGCTTGAAGCTTTACCGATCCTGGGCCTTCAAGATCCTTAAGATTTCCAGGGCCACACATCTTTAAGCTAGTTTCTCCATTAACCATTCTAACATGGAACGCTTCCATCCCAGGTTGTCTGTTCATGGTCAAGTTCGTCATTCCACTACTAAGCTTTACGAACGATCTCATCATCTTGTCATTTGCCTTATCAGTAAATGACAAAATACCTTGCTTATTATCTTTCAATGAGATAGTCGCCTTGAAAGGATCTAACTCATTTAATTCTTTATCAGAGGGGTAGTTATAGTAACCCTCTCTAAGGTCTCTTCTTCTAACACCTACTATGGTAGACATGTAAAAAAAAGAGTTATCGTTGTCAGCAGTAGCTACGAGAACAATATCTCCCCTTTGAGGATATGCAGTCATACCTCCTCCACCTAAGGTTCTAGCGTAAGGCGTAGTGAATACTACAGGAACACCTTGACCTTGATCAAACTCAGAACCTATCAACCTGCAAACTATGCAGGTAGGATCTGTAGGATCTGCTTCCGTTTCTACTACTGCTGTGAATAGATTCATAACTTATTATATCTCTGGATTGGCGAGGTCGAATATCTTTCTAGCATAGATCTCCTCTAAATCATGAACATTGCTAAGATAGTTAGCAAGAGGACATACAAATAACTCAAGTTGAGTATAGCATTCCCCATCACCCATTACATGTTTTATATGCTCTATCTGATAAAGGTTTGTTATTAGCGACTTTCTAGCTAGTGGATTGTCTATGAGTGGAACATTTGGATT